GTGCGCCCTCACCCAAGCCGAGATGTACGTCACTGGAAAGGAGAAGGATTCGACATTTATGGGGAGAATCGTCGGGCCCATATACAAGATGCCGGATACAGATGTGAACCGTTTAACCAAGACCCTTTTCTTTGCACTCTGGGCATTCGTGCAATACCGATTGGGACATTTTGATATGTTCATTAAGGACCTAAGTAAGATGTTTAAAGCTAAAAAGATAGACTAAGATATCATGGACGTTAAATTACTCAGCGAGATTGCCCGCCTCAACACCGTTAAGGATGCTTACAAGCAATCCTATATATCAAACCTCGAGTACCTTGAGGAAAAGCTTGATCGTATCAACTCTCAGATTGAGCGTACCACCTCAGAACTAAAGATGGAAATTCTCAAAAAACAAAAGGGGTACTACGAAACTGAAATTACAAAATTGGACGAAACCATGGAGGCGGCAATCAAAGACATCGATAACAAACTCGCTAACATTGAGGCGAAGCACCGTGAGCTAGAGAACCAAGCTAAAAAGAAGTGTGAATCGTTTGATTTTAACTTGGAGAACCTTCGAGTGGCTATCAAGCGGCGGAACATGAGTGATATTTTCGATATGTTCGAGAGTACAGTTAATGCATTATCTATTTTGCGTAAGGAGAATTCTTCATGTACTCACGAACGGTCTTCAAAAGCTCCCGATCCCGCTTAATCTTTGGATCGGTGGCGATCACGATGTAGGTGAGACGGTTAGGGAGTTTAGGTTTGTTTCCAGATGGCTTTGGTGTCATCTTTAATTTTTTCTTGGCGTTCTGGAGTTGCTTAGCAGTTGGCATCTTACTATACCTTGGGAAAAAATCTAAACCGGTCGAAAATATGGGTCGTAACTTTGAAGTTGTAATACACAATCATACAAAACGCATCCGCTATGTCGTGTTTTCTTTCGTATGGTATCTCACCCTTTAGGTATTTCTCTGTTATGGAAACAGTTCTTTCCTTCCGTTGCTCATAGTCAAGATGTCTCATACCGAAATGTGTATGCATGCTCACAGGTGAAACTAACACAACTTTATCTTTGAACATGTAATGTAAAAGTATCTCGATGTTTGTGAACCCCCCAGGGGGTTGTCTCTCTATGAGTATCTTGTCGGCTGCGTCGAATATATCTTGATGGTCCTCCACAAATAAAGGAACGAGATCGACCATATCGTTTGTGCGGAGGTACTTGTAGTCTTCAAGACTTACTTTCTTTATGTACTCGACTCTAATGTTCGGATTGTCTTCAAACTCGGCAAGAACGAGACCCATATTGTGATAGCCAATATCTATGGCTAGAACCCTCATGTCTTTATGTAAAAGATTTTCCTTAACTATAGTAAATGAAGAACAAGACAAAAACCCAACTTATGGGAGTGGTCCTAGTCGCACTTTTCATAGCGGTCGGATACATGTGGTACAACCCCAAAGTTGTTGAAGTTCCAGTAGAAGTACCGGTGGTCGTTCCACCCCCTCGACCTGTCCGCCGTGAACCAGAGTTTAGAGGTCCTCCCATCAAGCAGTATAAACCTGGGTACATGCAGCAAATGGGTGTGTTGACCGGTGCAGACGGTGAGACTCTCCCTCTCTACGGCAAGGAGGTCCGTGGTCGTCGTGATAGATATCACTATTACACCACAACAGGCGGTGAGAATCTCTACCCCATTCCTGTTACACACAACGCGAGGGATTGTATGGAGGATATAGGATGCGAAGAGCTATATGGAAATGAAACAGTCACCGTATTGGGTAAGACTGGTTCATTCACAGTGAACATGTACAGGACCGATGACTTCTTTTAACTTCGCAAACTTGTTACGATGTCGTATTCTCTCGTTAGAAGTCCAGAACTTCCTGAAAATTTAGATTTGAGTCTCAACAATTCAGCCACAGTTTCGTCATCGAGATGTTTAAGAAAATCCACCTTCATCTCCATGTCGTCTAATTGGGATTTCTCCTTTTTGGATTGAACATATGGCCACGTATGTTTCCTCAGTGAAGCGACTTCAGCCTCGAGTTGTCTGAGCCTAGGGAGAAGAACTTTATGAATTAAAATTTTGAGTTGCTGTACTTCACTCATCTTAATGTGAGTGCGATTTTTATCTTTATACATAGTAGATGCAGTATCGCAACCTGAAAGAAAAAGCGAGAAAACTCGGTCTTCGTGTGACCAAGACGGTAAATGGAAAGCGCGTAAAGTTGACTCCAAAGGAACTTCGTGCCAGGATTAGTATGAACTTTGAAAATAGTGTTAGAAACGCCCAAAAGGTTATTAGTATTTGCAGAACCGTAGTCACACCTACAGCGATACCAGGAGCACCCCCTCCTCCTCCACCCCCTCCCCCACCCCTTCCCAGAAAGCCCGTCATAAATGCTACACGTGCGAAGCTCATGGCTGAACTGAAAGCTAATTTAAGAAGAAGAGGGCTTGCTAAGTAACGATGTTATCCTATATCCTCAGCTTCATCCCAGGGACTGGACCGTACTATAAAAAATTTCTCAAACTCGAACAACTCAAAAATCTTCCGGATGAATGGGACAGAAGTCCCATATCCTATTATAAAGTGAAGAGGGCGTGTGCCTTGATGAACGACTTCACGAGTGGCATGAAAGTCCTTAGTTTTAAAGACGATGATGTCGTACTCACATCCAAGGGTTTCGTGTCTGTCGACGAGACAATTCGAAAACACGTGAGCGAAGGCACGGCCAAACGTCTCATGGGGATATCTCAAGAATGTCTGGAGTTTATCCTCGCCAGACACCTCAAATTGGATAATATGAAGGTCATGTTACGAGAATGGGATGGTGAACGTTTAGAAGTGGTTCGCGACAATCTATACGAATACGCCACGACTCTGCGAAAACTTAAGAGTTTAGACGATGACCTCTTCTTTTATGAATCGGTGGAAGAATTCGTAGAGAAATATCTCGGCGAGGAACTCTACGAACGCTTGGAAACTATGATTCGGTTTTTCAAACAATTGGATCACCTCAGACGCTCACTTTCGTAATTTTCATAGACTTTATCATTGTACACTTTTGAGATGAAGGACCACCTAGAGTGATTTTTGGACCTGCAAAGTCTAAATTTGGGTATGTATCCACGCTAAAACCTTTCGGTATGATGATGGATTTAAAACCAGAGGGGATTTGCGCCTCAGCGTCCTCATTGAAGGTACCTCTATTTTTACCTTTGTAGTCGCACTCTGAAAAGCTCAACACAGAGGTTGCATTTGTTATCAATTCTTCTATACGAGTATTCTCCTGCTCCTGTTTATAGAGAAAGAAACCACCTCCTACTGAACCCACGAGGGATGAGAAGGCGCATACCATGAGAAGTACTTCACCCATATTATAATCTACATACATTATAATATGGCTGCTATTGGCGTCGTCTTAGGACTTTGCTGCTGTTCTTCTTTATCCGCTGCGGGAGGTTGGTTTGGTGGATTTATCCCAGGAACTGAACCCAATTTCTTAAAGGAAATGAACGCTACGGAATGGAAGAAGATTATCGATGAAATGAAGGTCATGATCAAAAAGAGAAAGGAAGATGTGGGGGATCTGGTCGAAAAAGCCGGGCCGGATGGTGCGGATTTATCTGCGGAAGAACGCCAAAAAATGATGGATGTGTTGAAAAAATACATGCAGGAACTTCGTGATTCCGATACATGTAAGAAGGTAAATGAATTGTTAGATGGTACTCGTGAAAGTAACAAGTTCAAGGATACTCTATCTGCTTATCCAGATGACATATTTACACTTAGTGGTTCAAAACGTAAACATGAGGTATGGGAAAGTGCGGTTGGACTAGACGATGACTTTCCAAAACAGGAGTTAGATGGTGCTTTGGAAGTGTGTATGGCGACTGACGATGAATTTCAAAAGTTCATAGAAAGGTAATACCAAACCGTTTCGACATAAACTTCTCTACACCCTGGAACGTAGGAAAACTCCAGAGGTACCAACGGGACCAGAAACCAGCCCCGCCGATACCGCTCATTTTCCAATTCTCTTTGTCACTCCCATCGATGCTTAGCATCTTATCCTGAATCTTTTTGGGATCTCGCTCAGCTATCGTGCTTTTGGGTATCCTACCTCCATGTCGGAGGACATA